TTGATTTGCGAATTTTTGCCACACTTGCTTTCGCTGTTGCGACATCCTTAAAACCAAGTCCGTGAATAGTTCCTTTAGGATCTTCATCAGTATATAAATCGCTATGTTTTTTAGACTTAGCTGGTTGACCTTTTTTACGAGGAATGCGAGGATTTGATTCCTCTGTCATTCTTTTCTTTTTACCCTGACAATGTGCTTTTTGACTGAAACCCTTTGGATTATTGCAATCAATCGACTTTTTGTATTTTGATGACCATCCTTCTTTTACAAGAATTCCATCATCACGAACCTTATACCCTTTGGGTATTGGTTTGTACATTTTGTCTGTATTACAGTAGTAGTATCCTTTTTTAGGGGACTTCTTGCCCATTACAAACTATTCAGAGTTATTATTATTTAGCATTCCATCTTTTAACATCTTTGAAAGTTCACTTGTTGAACCTACAAATAATGCATTGTTAGTAACATTATTTTGAGTCTTAGGTTTATCTTCATCTATCTCTTTTAATTTTTTATGTAAGTCTGCTAACTTATCTGTTGTATCTGCAACAGACTTGATAAGTTGTCCTGCAACTTCATATGCTCTTGGACTTGCTGTTTCACCAGCTACTTCCATAATACCATTAATTGCCTCTTGTCCTTTTTCTATCAGAGAATAAAGATTACCACGAGTATAATCATAATCTTTACTAACATCATCAGTGAGTTTCTGTAAATTTTCTTTGCTATTATTTTGTTGTGTTATAGCATTTACTTCACCTGAATCAGTGTTGAATGTATCATTAAGTGAGTCGTAAGAGTTTTTCATAATTATAGATCCTGATTTCGAGCAGGATTAAATTCTTTACCATCACCAAAGAAAGTACTGGATTCTGTAAATCCAAAATCATCACCTGGTTCAATGAATGGCGTATCATCAGTATCTATAACATTATCCTCGTTATAATCCTGTTTTGGTTTTGGTACAACAGTATATCTTTGCTCTCTCTTTGCTGTTCTTGTATCTGTGCTTGAGTAATAATCGACTTGAACTTTGCGAATAAGTCCTTCTGCTGTTTTTGCAATATGACCAAACATAAAAGTTTTTGCAGTAAATGATAAAGTGTATATTAATGCTCTTCGAGTTGCAAAATCCCCTTCATAATCATCTTGTTGACTTATATTATTCAATATCATAGGAATATCTCTCTTCTCACCAATTGACTTAACTAAATCAATTGATAAAGTAAAACCTGGTTGAAAGAAAGGAAGTATCTGTTCTAGAATTTGTAACCCATCATCTTGCAATTTAACAAGAATATTTAATTCAAATCCCAAATTATAGGGAACAGGCATAAAAACTTTTTTCAATTTATTACCATCTGTACTATCAGGTGCTTTAAATGTTTGAGTAATTCCTGCTTTACGAGATGAATCATATGAAATATTTGTTATTTCAAATGACATTCTTGGTAATGTAATTTGTGTTGCTTTATTTAATTCTGGTTGTTGTTGAATTCTAGCTAAAAACTTTTGTCTTGGTCCATAAGCAACGGGAACTTTAATATCCGATATATCATTTCCTGCTTGATCTTGATGTCTTACATGAATATCATTAAACAGCGTACCAAATGCAATAACTGTTTTTCTAATTATTTCGTGATAAAAGTAATTTCCTAACATTAGAATGTACCAAATGGATTAGATTCTGTGAAGTCTAAGATAGAATCTGCCTCTGTCTCAAATATGTCACCCTCGTTATATTTATCGGTGCTATCATTATCGTCATATACAGAAAGACTATAT